TAATGAATCTGGACTAGCATTCTTACCCAAGGACTCGTACATCGGAGCATATTCTGTATTGAACATCTTGATTCTGTTGGCTGGAGTTTTACTTGCAGTTGCTATTTTCTGTATAGCTGCAGATACATCTGCAATAGTGAATGCTCCCTTTGCACCAACTATAGATTTTAGAGTAGTGTAAGAGGGTAACTTTAAAGTCTCGAATGCTTTAAGAATTTTTGTAGAAGTATTATCATCAGCACCAGCCAAAGCCTGTAAAACTCCGATGGCTTTCTTTTCTTCTGCTGTTGGTGTCTTATAGACTTTGCCGATGTTATTAACAATAGCACCAATTGATGGAGCAGCACCTGCTTCGAATTTAGCAGATACATCTACGTGAACAGATTTATTACCAACCTTTTTATCAAGATAAAAGTCAACCAATGCTTCATTACTGATAACAGAGAATCCAAACTTTGTATAACCCTTACCGAATGGTTGGGTTAGATACCAACGAAGTGATAAAATTTCCCCAAAGTCTTTACCGATTGCTTGACGATCTTGTGGCTTAATTGAGACCATTGCTTTCTTGGCAGCAGCATTCATTGTGATACTATCTTTAGTGGTTTTATTATCAACAATAGATCTATACAATTCTGTTAAAACAGTTTTGATATCTGCTCCAACTTTAAGATTATCGATACCTGCATACACAGCCTTATCGAATTTAGCAATATCAGTATACCCAGAAGCAATAGTTAAATTTAATTTCTCTGGTGCTAGATCTTTAGTCTTGAGAGTACCCTTCTCAGTAAATGTATTGAGAATGAAACAAGTGGCACCAGTCTTACAATCAGCAATTGCTGTAGTAAGTGTCAGTAACTTTGCTTTGTACTTACCAGAGATCGCCTTCTCATCTGTTGCGCTAATGTCACTTAACTTACCTTTTATACCAGAAGATTTTAGAAGATCTTCCAAAGTTCCTGGATGTGCTACTTCTACAGACTTAATCTGAGTCTGATATCTGGATGTTTTTACAGAAGCACCAGCACCTTTCTTCTTAAGAAAGTCTGATATGTTCTTGGCTGTTAAAGCCATTTCAGGATATTTGTATGCCATATAGTTGATCTTACAATAATCAACTATTTAGGTCAAGTCATTCGGTTGTATTTACGATCCCATTTACCGATTTGATCTATGATCTTTCGAGTGGCCATGTTGTTTCTTAAATCGTAATCAAACGTCTTTAAGAAGAAGTGAAGAGTAGACGAATCTCGTTTCTTTTTATAACGATTCAACAGGATGTTGATTTCTACTCTGGGTCTACGCATCTTAAAATCTAGATACACACAATGCGCATATGCTTGTATCTCATCAAACTCAGAGAGGTATGCTCTCTGTTCATCCTTCTTTGCTATACCCACCTTTTTATATGGTACAACGTAGTTACTCCATGAGTCATCTCTTCTCTCGTACTGCATGAAGTGTATCAATTCGTGCATGAGAGTTTGAATAAATCTCATCTTAAATGCTGTCCAAGACTTATTTGTAAAGGAGAATGAATTGAACCTATCAGTATAGATTTGTATGGTTATCTGTCTCTCATCTGGAGCATATTCACCACCAATTCCTACATAGGTTTCAGTCCACTTTGCTTTAGACTTTTCCTTACGCCATTCGACTTTGGTGCGCCACTTCTTAGCATAGTTGGCAAGACCGACAGAATCGTTCTTATAACGATCTAGATCAATCCAGACTTTTGAGGGTGTGAGTTTAGCTCTGAATGGACGCTCATAAAAGTTGAGCAGTTCCATCCAGTCGTAATTGGCTTTTTCTAGGAAGTTCATAGTTCCCAGAAAGTTCTTGCTTAACTAAACTGTTTCTCCAAGTGCGCAAGTACTTTCCCCTGCTCCTCTAAGTTAGTGTTTACAAACTCAGTAATATAAGGCATCAAGTCAAAGTTTGACAATAGATTACTATATTTAGTCTCCCGACCCTTTAGGAAAGTTTCAGACTGGTCAGAACCCCTATTTTTGTATCTCTGTTCTAACATAGGTTTCGGGACTGCCAAATAGACCACTTGCAATTCGGTATTAGGTAACTCCATACAAAACTCTAGGAATGACTGGTTGAAGACTCGATCTCCCTCGAAAAGGATATTGCAGTTATTAGACTTAACCCACTCTTGGAGGTTTGGTTGGACTGCCATCGAAAGCCGATCTGTTCCAGCAAAGGTTTCACCCTCATCATATTTACCAAGGATGTATAGATCTCGTTCGGTATTATAGGATGCTGATACCAACTTGGCTGGTTCACCTACAATCCACTGTTTATTTTCCATAAATTTACGAAACAGTGTAGTCTTACCAGTTCCAGGTTGCCCACCAACTGCGATAATCTTTCTAGTCTTAGTGGGGTTTCTAATCAACTGAACACTAATCTCGTCAACTACTCCAAATTTATCAAACATTTCTGACTTCCTTTATTAAATCCATCAATTCTTCTTTATTAAATACCCATACTCTTCCACGAAAAGATATAGTATCTGAGTCAAGATCTTGCTTCTTCGTGAATCTTGCTTTGTTAATTATACTTTCAGAAATCTTCTTAGACAAATTTTGTTTAATGATGTCGTGGTAGTCTACAGTTTCTTTCAATTTGGCAAGTTCAAATGTTGTAACTTTATGTTCAACGACAACTTCATTCATATCAAATTGATCTAAAACTTCATCTACAGGTTTTTGTACACTTATGGTATTTGTAGTATAAGATCCACTTGCTGCAACAGTGCCTGTATTCATTGCAGTATTGATACTGAGAGTCCCACCATTTGAAAATGGTTGTAAACCTGTACCAGTCACAATCATATTATCACCCCAGTTGGGCTGTGGTTTATTAATAGCCATTAAAAATTCTCCAATCCAATTAGTATAGATTCTTCATCATTAAACATCCATTCTAAATTTTCTAATTTACCTGAATTCAGGAAAGAAGAAAACCTTTCTTTATCGATACCACGTTTATGGTCTAATCTAAAATCAATTGTTTCTTCACGTGCTTGCCAAAGAACATCCCAATCAATACCATACCAACTATCATTCTCTGCTTTAACAATCTCTTCAGCCTGACGATCTAGATAGTAACCAAGGTAACGTCCATGGTGTTCTCTGAATAGTTTCTTAAAAGAACACAAGCAGGTTTCCATGGTAAAGAAATCAATCTGTCCTGCTAAGTCAGGGAATCGTCTTTTACTTTCTTCCAGAATTTCTTTTGCATGTACTTCGAGGTTTGAATACTCCATATTACTGAGTCTTCGATCACAATCGGATTCTTGTCCAAGGGCATACAGAAGTCCATTACGATGACTACGGGAACCATCATAATCGTCCAGCATGAGAGAAGTAGGATTAACAGAGATGCCAGCAGTATGTTTAAGATGCTGTAAGTAAAACCAAGTGGAATAACGACCAAATTTATGCAGGCTCGACTTAACCCCATCCCACAGTCTATCAAAAGTGTCTTCCTCTGATGATGCATAAAAACTTTCCATCCTATCACGTTGTGTTCCACTTCCTATAAATTTTTGGTAAGACTCGAACATGGCAGGAAGATGTCCTTTGTTCCACTTTGTATCAGTTTGATATCGTAGTCTCTTATAGTTAGCTGTATTCCATTGAGTGATTCTATCAACTGTTGCTAATTCATAATCAGGAAACTCATTCATTAGTACCCATGCAGTTTGCAACTGGTATGTATTACCATAAAGCCATGCAAACCAAAGACGCTGTTCATCATTGTGTTCATATCTTTTATTAAGATAGTTCGTTGCCCATACTGCTGGATCACAATCATCATACTTCAATGACCATGCGTACCAGCGTATGAATGCTTCTTTACGATTTTCTTGTAAACGATAATCCATTATAAAAATTCTTGTAGTGTTGGTTGATTCATAAGAGCATCTCGTAGCCATGCTGTACCAACTGCATCAATTGCTGTTTGAGTTTTTTCTTTCTTCTTGTCACCCCATTTATATAATTCTAATCCTTCTAACCTAAACTGATCTTGTGCTTTGCTTGGTGGCAGAGCAGAGGATGGATTGATAATAGCATTATTTCTGTAGCTAATTTGCTCTTGCCTAGTTGAGAATAATGGTTGGTCAGAACGTAACGAGCCAGTCGGGTCAACTGCCCAGAAGATGAGTCCATTGCGATAATGCCATGTGACTGAAGAAGGTGTGCAAGAGATTTTAAGTCGTTTAGACTTTCGTTCTTCGACTGCGTATTTAATCCATGCGTCCCAACACTTTGATGCGTATCCATTTCCTTCTTTTCCTTCGAGTGTTACGATCTCATACAGGTTGGCATAACCATCACGATTGAATGTAGCAAAGATTAAACAAACAACATCACCATTAACTTCATAAGCCATTGGTAATGCTTTGTCATAATTGTGAAACCGATACCATAATGAATGTGCAGCCGATAAGAATTTTGTATTCTTACCAGCTGGAATATTTGAAATAATGTTTTCTACTTTTGCTAAATCAACTAATATCATTTTTGGTAATCTAATGCATCTTTAATATCAACTCGCTCAATCGTCAATGCAAGGTCACCATCAAATGTATTGTAATGATTCATAAGAACATTAACTGGAAACCCTGCAACCTCAGCACGTTTTGGAACATCTGCCGTAGAGGTAATTATACTCCCACATTCAATACTTGTCAAGTATAATGGACGTTTACCATTACGATAGAATCGCAACTTACGATCTACATAAAGTTCACACACTGCCATAGATGCATCTGGGAACTCTCTGAGTGGGTCATCTGAATGTAATACTAACTCAGAGTCATTCTTAGTTTCAAATGTGTAAGGATAAATGTTACCCCAGTTCTCAGGAAGTTCTTGTGTAATAACTCCATTATGAACAATGGACTTCAATTCATTTGCTAGCGGTTGATTATAAGATAAATCGCTAGTGCTATATCTACAGTGACCAATAAGGTAAAGAGTACCATCGTCATTAACCATCTCCTTCATATTATCAATATGCATATGAGTATCAATAAATCTATCAGATGGCATTGCTTCTTTGATAGTTACAACTGACTTACTCCAATGCGGTAAAAAAGATATACCTGTCGCATGCATTCCTCGAATCTTAGACTCAAGGAATACTCTACGAATCATTTCAAAATCCTCATGACGAGGATTCTTTAACACAGCACCAATTATGGAACACATTATTAGAAAAACTCCTCAAGAGCACCTTTGGTTGTAGGATGATATTTAGCAAGCATATCTTCACCACCCTGTTTAGCACTCAAGAAGTCATACCACTCTTTCTCATCCCACATACCTGCAGTAACACCATTCCAAAGATGGCGATCTTTATGTTCTGGGTGTTCTTTATTTAACCTGCGTCCCTCTACATATTCATAGCGTGCATCTTCATATGCTTTGCTACCCAACTCGAGCATCTTTTCTCTGAAGTAAACAACAAGACTAATACGCTCTGAACCTTCTGGACAAACAATCGGAGTATTACCATGCATAACTTCGTGATTGTTGATAAGAAGCAAATCACCTGGACGTGGATTAACTGCAACACGATACTCAGGAGCAATCAGATATCCACCAGTATACTTACCATCATTAGACAATGTCAATAGATTCGACAAACCTTCATTCAAGTCACCTGCATCGTAGTGAGCAGCAGTTCTAAATGTATTGTTAACAGTGATAGTTGTGAATGGAGTTTCAGGAACTAAGAATGCTGAATCAAGTTTGTTTGCTGCAGACATCTGCGCTGCAAAACGCTCTGGAAGATATTCCTTAAATCCTTTAGATAGTTGCTGAAGGAATGGATATGACATCTTAAACTTTTCAAAGTTATTTGCAGTATAAGAAGTAGCACGACCATAAGGGATACGTGGGTAACGATCGAACCAACCAGCAATGCCAGAAAGAACTCCATTAGCATAAGTTGTTGGACAAACATATTTCTTTTGAATGCGCAGGGATTCGTAATGTTGTTCTGTATCTGATAGTTTGCTTGTCGCTTCAACCCACTTCTCGAAATCAAAACCATCTTTCTTAACTGCTTGGATACCCCAAACATTATTTCGTGTGGATGGTTTCTGAACAGCGTTTTTATATTTCTGACGAATCTGTTCAACTGGATCTTCACCAAGCATAGCCTTTGCTTCTTCAAAGTATTCTAAGATGGCATATTCATACTCAGTAACCCACTCACGATTACCCAATTTGTCGCCACGTGGTCCAGCTGCTTTACCTCTGTTCTGAGTTTCAGTTGCTGCATCTTTCAGACCAAGATATGCTTGATCTTGTTGCTCTTGTGTGAAGTAGTTCTTACGAAACTTTAGAACAATACGCTTCTCACTGTAAGGATCTCCACCATCAATTGATGATGGCATGTAAACATCAGTATCTTCTTCGATGAGATGATCATAATGAGATTCGTCTACGAATGTTCCTTCTAACTTTGAACAATCAAACTTTTCTTTTGCTACGATAACTTTTACCATATTCTCTCCTAAAACTTAAATCCGCTAAATTTTTCTTCAGTATTCATTCTCTTACCAAATGTACCTTTGTCAAAAACTGGACCATCATCTTCTTGACCAGAGTCAGACAATCCAATTTGTGCAGAGGCTTCGACATCATACAACCTCATTTTAGATCTATCAATCCCAACTACGAATCTTTTAAAGTAACTAGGATCATTATACCTGTTTTTTAATTGCTTGACAATTATTTGATTCAACTGTTCTAATTCTTCATTGCTAATCAATGCAACCATAAAGTCAGCAGTTGCTGGTAAGCCGAATGACTCTGAAGTATCTTCGAGTCCTGGATCAGAGTTTGTGAATCCAGATCGAGTAGTTTGTGTAGCCGATACAATCGGAACATTATACTCAACTGCAAGACCCCTTAACTCTTCTGCAATACTCTTAATATATGTATAAGAGTTAACACTTCCACCTTGCTTCATGCGTTGAGACGCACAAATGTTCAAATAGTCAATGAATATGATGTCTGGCGCATATTCTCTCTTCAACTTTAATTCTTCCAACAATGCTCTGAAGTGACCAGAGTGTGCGCCAGCAGTTGGATATTCTTTAATGATCAACTTACCTTTAGTCTTTTTAGCAATCTTATCAATACGATTCTCGTAAATATCTTT